GATTCAATGCTTCAACATCATATTGACGTTGCGATTTCAAACACTCAATCAGACCTTGGAATGCCATTGCGTGCAATGCGCGTTTTAACTAGACCTTACGGCGCTTCGACAGCGATGAATCCGGTTATAGGTACTGATTACGATGAAGATGGCGAACTTTTACAATGGTCAGCGTTAAGTGGGCCGTGGGGGATGATTCGTTTGCCACATACTGGAATTATAAGAGTAAGTGGACTCCGTGGTGTATTCGGCGGAAGAATTGTTTATGAAGTTCCTTTAAGCTGGATAGAAAGAAACGAATTAAAAAATGGATTTATTCGCATTCGCCCAACAACAATTGGTGCGTTAAATAATCTCGTTGATGAATCTGGACAGTTTTTAGATATGACACTTTTGGAATCCATGGGAAACAATACTGTACCTGGATTTTGGGCAGCAGATTACACATATTCTGGCGGAAAAACCGATGAATATGGCAGATTTGATAAAGAGATTTGCGATGTAATTATGAAGAAAGCGGCAATTCAGATTTTGAATCATTTAAGCATGGCAATCACGCGTGGAATTGGTTCAAGGTCGGCAGGAGTAGATGGGCTTTCCTCCAGCATAAACTATCTTGCTAGTGCAGACCGTGGAATTTTTAGCTCACTCAGTGCACAATATGAGGCGGATGTAAGTCAAGAAAGAATGCTAGACTTACGCAGAAAGAAAAAATCCATTTTTGTCGGATTTATTTAATTTTTTTTAAGGAGATTGGCAATGCCAGCAGCAGGTTTTAAATTTCTATCACAAGACCAAGTGAACCAACTTAATGTCGTTGAAGGCAATGGCGCTGGTTCAAGCATTTTAGCTCGTCTTTTAGACAACGCTCTTGATATCGCGGCAAGTGAAATTCCTACAGGGATTCCTCAAGCAAACGTATCTGGTTTGGTTTCCGCATTAGCTGCAAAGCAAGATGCTGCAAAACTTGTTGTTTATACTTCTGGCGCAAGCGTTGGTGGTTCGGCAAGTGAGACTTTGGTTGTTACTGGCCTTCTTTCTTCAGACACCATCCTTGCAGTTACTCAAAAAGTAGCTGGGGCGAATGCTACGGCACTTGTTGCCCACGGCGTTCCAGCGTCTGACGCGCTTCCAATATCTTGGACGGCAGACCCTGGAGCTGGTTCAGTTGTTGAGGTTTACGTCAAGAAGGCTTAATTGTGACGATTGGAAAATGGCATGGGCTTCTCTACCGGACTGAAAGGTCACGTAAACTTAAAAGGACGCTATCCACAATTAAATGGAGATGTCCTGGAAGATGCCATTTTACAAAAATCAGTCTCAATCGCTTATTTTAAGGCGGTTATTTGCCCTTGTTCCATTTCTGAAACCTCAATGCCGAATCCAGCCTGCTATTCTTGTAGAGGACTTGGCTGGTTTCATCCTGCAAAAGAATTGGATGCTAAGTATAGCCGCGCTCAAGTTCTCGGACGAAGAGCTGAGCGAGTTTCTGGACGTGGAGGGTCCCACATCAGTGGGGGAGTCTCAATCACGTTCCAGCGAGGAGTGATTCCGGGAGACGGAGACTTAATTCAGGTATGTGCAGACATCGAAGTAGTAAACAACGAGCATCACGTGTTCGGGGCTACGCTAACAGATGGCTCTACCGCAGAGGCATTAAGATTTCGAGATGTTCATTGTGTCGAAATGGTGACCGTTTACGACCCAATTAAGTTTCAAGCAACCTTACTTCCAGCTACTCAGTGGTCTTTTGATAAAGAACAGAGACGAATTGTTTTTTCAACGCCAATTGCAGTCGGTGCAAAATATTCCGTAAGATACACAGCTACTCCTGAGTACATAATACTTGGGGATACCGCAAAGCCCTTATTAAGGGTTTCTAAAGACGAATCGTTACCGGTACAGCTAAGAGATAAAACGGACGTAGTGTACAATTTCAACGCTAGTGCGATTAGACTGGATAGGGCGATTAGCGCACGAGAGCGTGGCGCAATCGATTTAACCAAGCAAAGCACTTATAACGGACCGGACAACCGCGGACCCTTTAGATAAGGTAACAAAATGAAACTGAGTGATGTAATTCATAAAGCCACAATGAAGACTTCTTCTTTGAAAGAGGCGGCCAAACAGCCACACGTATACATTACAAAACCAAAAGAAAAACCAATTGGACAAACAAAGAGTGGCAAGGCGATTTATAACAACCCTTCTCATCCAGCCCACGCGGATTTTTCGAAGCAAGATAGGATAGATTCTTACTTTAGTCATTCACAACAACTTAAAACGGCAAAATCTCCGTCTGAAGTTGAGCATCATCAAAACGCAATGCATGAGCATTGGAACGCTTCACTTGGCGCACCAAAAGAAGTAAAAAAATCACTTTCAGAATTAGTTAAGGCAATTAAAAAAAAGAAACATAAACCACATCACCACAGGGCGCACGCGCACCACAAAAAGGGTATGGATTTCTTAGACAAGTATAAAAAAAGCAAAGATCAAAAACACCTTGATATTGCATTACAACATTTCGAGATGGCACATCATCATGCGCATAAACATTTAGACAGTGACATCTCTAAGGCAAAGATTTGCGAACCAAAAGAAATGTTAATAAAAGAACACAAAAGATTGGTTTCTGAATTAAAACATCCTCAATTGAAAAAACTTAAGAAAGAGGCGAAGATTCAGGGTAAAGAATTAAAGGAATACAAAATGAGTAAGTCAGAGTTGTTGGAGAAGGCTAAGAAGGCAGTTTCTGGGCTAAAAAATGAAAATAAGTTAAGAAACCATAAAGCGTTCGATGAAATACAGCATCATTTGCAACAATCCGCTATTCACTCAGCTCATTCGCATAAAAATAAAGACCATGAAGGAATTGCACATCAACATTTAATTGCGGCAGCTCATGCCGCTGGAAAGCATAAAATTGATATTGGTGAGGTTAAAGAGCTTCATAATGTTAATTCCAATAGCGTAAAGCATTTACTGGATAGAGAACCGGACGCGCTTAAGCCAGAATTAAAATTCAAACCATTCAAACCAAAAAAATCTAAAGGAAAATAACAATGGCAGACATTCTATTTAGTCAGTCACTTTCAGTATCGGTTGCTAAAAACCCAGCAGTGGTTGGTTCGGCAGTTACTGAGAAAGATTTTGAAATTAATCAATTATCTTACTCGTCTTCAGATATGAATGAAGATTCTTGCGGTAGATTCAACATTGCAGCATCAGCAACAAACGTTGTTTTGGGCATGGGTACGGTGGCTTTGGGGAAGGTTTTAATCCTTCAGCCAGAATCTGATATAGTTTTAAGGATTACTAATGGCGCTGGAACTAGCCAAAACCTTACTTTCAAGGGAGGCAAGCCTTCAGTGTTGCATATGGAATTTATTAGTTTGCAAGCAGACAACCCAAACGCATCGGTTTTAAAAGGCCGTTATAGCGTAATTGGTGATTAATTTTTAAAGGAGATACAAAATGGCAATTCGAGTTTTAAATTCAAGTTTTCCTGCTGGAAAAACAATCATCCACTTGAGTGGAAAGGGAATTAACAGAGAAGTGATTAACTCTGTTGAATTTATCGTTTCCCCTTATGAAGACCCTTGGAATCTTGGCGTTGTGGCTGGCTATGTAAAAGTAGTTTCAGCGGACTTCTTGCCAGGCTCTTACGAGAAGCTTTCGGCAGTAACTCAAGTAGAGAGTTCAAACACTCTTGTAGTGTTAAAAGACTCTGCTGATTTTGTAAGAAACCAATACGTTTAATTAAAGTTAGAGGGATAAAAAAATGAGTTACTCAGACGTTCTTGAGAAGGCCAAAAAGGCTCTACATAAGAAGAAAAAAGAAAAAGAGGGTAGCTCTCACGACGCTATGTTCCACCATTGTCTTCATGCTCAGGCTGCGGGCGTTGCTGGAAAAAAAGACGAAGCTAAGAAGCATACTTTCATGTTCATGAGACATGCTTTAGAGAACTCTCGTGACTATAATTCTCCACATTCAATGGTTGATGGCGTTAAGAGAAATCTTGAGCATTATCAAAGCGAATCCGATAAGAGAGCGAATTATTTTGGTGACAGAGATAAAAAAGACGACTTGAAGGAACATTTCGAGGGTGGTGGAAAATACGTTCCTCACGAAGATGATAAAGAATTAAAAGAAGATTACGCTGACGAAGACGGTCCAGATGGTGACGACGATGAGGACGATGTTTCAAAGGCACATGTTGGCTTTGACAAACTCGTTGATAAGTTGAAATCAAAAGGTCGTAGCGAAGAATCTGCAAAGAAGATTGCCGCAAGCATTGCGATGAAGAAGAAAAAAATCAAAAAGGCAGAAGATTGTGGTTACGACATGTACGGTCACAAACTTGATGAGAAGAAGAAAAAGGCTAAGAAGCTAATTCTGAAACTCAAGTCTAAGAAGAAAAACTCTGCAATGGGAGTTAGGGGTTAATGTGCCCGTCTCCATTCAATTCTCTTTTCCGGCTAGCGTAATTCGTAATTTAAACGTCAGAAAACAACTTTACAACGCGGCTCTTTTTGCGCGTGATTTGTGGGTTTCGATGTCTCCACGTGGAAGTGGGCAGTACATAGATGGCCTTATGCAGGGTAAGTCTATAGTGATTTCGGGCGGGACAATTACCATTACAAATTTTAGTCGAACAGCTCAGTTTTTTGAGGAAGGTCACAGGGCCTTCAATATCGGAATGAAAATGCTTCAAAATGGAAAAAACGTTAAGCATGCAAAAGATGGTTCGCGTTACAAAATAATCAAAATGCCCATTGGAATGCGAAAGCAAGCTACTTACAGTAAGCCAAGCGTTGCGGCGAGTATCACGAGAAACTTCAAAGGATTAGTTCCGGCTGGAATGAAAATAAAGTCTTATGGCGATACACCTTCTTATCGTGCCAGAAAATTTAGACCGATTTCCGGTGGTAAAAAAAGAAATAACGAAATCATGGTTGTCTCTGAACGAGCAATTAGAATGAATCCAAGCAAGTGGTATGTTCCGGCGATGGCTGGAAGAAAAATAGGTCAGAAGGTCAAAGAGATTGCCAATCCAGTTATTCAGCAGGCAATATTGAACGCAAGCATTGCAGAGATGCAAAGACAGTTTAGAAACAGTTCAAAAGGTTAGAGGGATACATTCATGGCGTTTTTAAATGGACAACTTTTTCTTGAGTTTGCAATCAGAATTGGCACAGATGATTTAATGAAAAGACCAGAGATGCTTGACTGGATTTTCAAAGCAAATCCTCACATCAACGAGGGTGTGGTTATTTCCGCAGATGGCGAACCAATCGAACGCGAAAAAGAAATTAACGATTATTTTTATCAGAGGTTATCAGAGATTCCGAGAACAAATGCTGAAATTACACTACCTTCTATTTTTAGAAACAATTTTACTCAGACGCCAGACGTCGCGGAATACTTGAGAACAGCAAACATTTCAATCAAGCATCAATTTCCGAGAGATTCTGCGGACCTTCCTTGTATTTCGATTATTTTAGGTAACGAGGCTGAAGAACAATATATTGGGCATTCTTTGGGAAAAGCGCAGGTAGCCGGAACGCAATATGAGTTACTTGGGGTGAATCAAGATGTTGTTTATAACCTTATGATTCTTTCAACCAATGAAAATGAATTAACGATATGGGGGAATATTATTAAGTATTCCCTGCTTAAGTATAGACGAGAGCTAGAAGGATTAGGGCTTAAGAAGGCTCGCGTAAGCATGGGAGACCCGGAGCCTGCCGCAGAGTATCTTCAGTCAGGACACTTTGTTTATCAGCGTTCTATTACGTTTCAGTGTGAGAAATTAGATTACTTTCCGGTTGAAGATCATGGTTTTGATTCTGTCGAATGGACTAATCCAAACGAGGCGAAACCATGAAACAAGATTCCATTTTTGAGTATGATTTGACCGCTGACGAAATTAAAATGTTTGAACACATTAGTTCTATGGAACAGATTTATAACGAACTTGGAACAAATCTTGCGATTTATAAAGATTCAATCATGCAAGTAAGAAACGAATTTTGTTCTAAAGTGGCATCAAAGTACCGTATTAATAACCCAGCTAACATGACTTACGATAGAGTTTCGAGAAAGTTACGTTCAATTTTCCATCCAAAGCTATCGACAATGGTTGGGTTTGATAAACCAAGTTTCTTTTCTGAGACCGCCAATGATATCATCGTGCGAGGAATTAAAACCCTTACAGATATGATGAGGGTGTTTAAGAGGGGTATTTTTGATGAAAGTGAAATTGATAAGAAACAACGTTAAGATTGGGCGAATGCCTTCTGTTGAAGAAATTTCTGATAATATTGACCCAGCTCCTGCTCCAATCGGAAAGATACACGTGGATGTATACTTGAAGCTGAATGGCGTTCCTGTTTGGGAGCGCGGTGGGAAAAGAGAGTTTGCTTTTGCCAACGGACTTGAGTTTGGCAGCGATGATGAGTTTGTTGAATTATTTAAAAGATATTAGAATTTAAGCATCTTTAAGGAGAAAAAAAATGGGAAGAACCCAAAGTTTTGCCGGACTAGAACTTGTAACACCTGGCGCATATTCATTGCTGGACGTAAGCAGACTTTTGACACCCACTAGTGGCGGTGTTGGAATTGTTGCGTTGATTGGTGAATCTGACGGCGGAAAACCTGGTTTGCATTTGTTTGCAGGCGGTTCTTCTCCAGCAGTTGTTAAAAAAGAATTAAAGAGTGGACCTGGCGCGAATGCGGCAAGACTTGCATTACGTTCTGGAAGTGACCCGCTTGTTCAGGCCGGTGCGAGTGCAGTTTTGTTTTACAAAACAAACAACTCAACACCAGCAAGCCTTTCCGTTGGCGCAACATCTGGCGTTGCCGAAGTTCGCCAATTCACGTGTGTGGCCGATGTTTCTGGTAGCTTAAACAACACTTATTTGAACAATCTAAACTCACCTACAGTGAGTTATTACGTTTGGTTTAACGTGAACAGCTTGGGCGTTGACCCCGCGCTTTCTGGAAAAACTGGAATCATGGTTGCCCTTTCAACGAATGATTCTGCGAATGCGGTAGCTACTGCAACCAGAGCTGCTATTGCGGCAGTTGGTTCTAGTTTAGTGTTTGCAACGTCTGGTTCTGGCGCACAAGTAATTGTAACTAACTTAGTTGTTGGTGCGGTTACAGACCTTGCTGACGGAGCTGTGCCTACTGGTTTCACTGGAATTTCAACAACTACTCAAGGTGTTGACGCGGTTGGACCTAAAGTTGTTTTGACAACAAAACAATACGGTCTCTTCACAAATCAATACACTGGCGAGTTTGCATCAAGTTCTGGAAAAACAATTGTAACTATTCGTGACGAATCTGGCGTCCCAGAATCTTCTCCGGCTTTTGGCGAGAAGGTTTATTCTTCTCTTTCTTATTCTGGAAACGGTTCTGCCGCGACTGCAAAATTATGGTATGTTTCAAGCGTTTTAAAGCTTCAAACAGCATTGACTGGTCAAAGCGATGGTTCAGTAAACCTTGATATTGATTGCACCGGATTAACTCTTAAACAACTTCAACAACAAGTAGCTTCAGCAAGTTCTGGATACTCATTCACTATTCCAGCTGGACTTGAGCAATTTAAAGTATCTGACCTTGACCTTTATTTATCTTCAGTGAGCATTAAATCTCCAGCTAAACTGGATTTCGAAGCTTCATTGTATGAACTTGTGGTTTGGGCGCGTGACCAAGGGCTTCTTGTAAGCGCAGTTCGTGGCTCTGGAAACGCTGGCGACCAAATTCCACAAACATTAGCTGCTAGCTTATTTTCTGGTGGTTCTCGTGGAACTACTTCAAACTCTGGCGTTCAAGCGGCATTAAATGAACTCTTGAAATTAAGAGTGAATATTTTAGTTCCACTTTTCTCCAGCGATAACCAAGATGGTTCTACTGTAACCGTTGCTTCTTGTAACGCGGCGGTAAAAGACCATGTTGAAACTCGTTCTTCAATTCTTGGACGTTCAGAATGTCAGGCTTATATTTCTATTTCAGGAAATAAAGACGTATTTAAAGCGGAAGCGGCCGCTAGAACTTCTCGCTGGTTGGCTGTAACTTCTCAAATTAACTCTGACCTGGATATTGATGGAAACCTCATTGATTATCCTGAATGGGGTTTTGCGGTAGTTTGTGCTCAAACACAAGCGGGAAGTCCTATTGGAACACCTTTGACAAATCGTGCGCTTCCAGTATCTGGTCTAAAACAAAACGTATCTTGGAACCCAATCACTGACGCGGTTGAGTTAATTAAAGCTGGTTGTTTAATTGGTGGACCGGATGAGAATAACGTAAACAGAATTATTGCTGGTTACACTTCATGGCTTGCAGATTCTAACAACGCAAACATTTACATTGAAACTGTAGAATCTCTTGCGATTGTGGCATTCAATCATCGTCAATTTATGAAAGAGAAATTCGTTGGAGTTTCTAGGTTTACGGTTCAAGACGTTCTTACAGCGATTGATAGTTCCATTAACGCAGAAATTGCGACTACTGGCTCAATTAAAGGCTGGGACCCTAAACTGACTAAGATTCTTTCGGCAACGGGTGGTAGGCTTGAGTATGAACTTGCTTTGATACCATGGGAAGGAATTGTATTCGTACTTCCAACAATCATCGCTATAAGGGAGGCAACATAATATGGCTACTCAAGTTATTTCAGGAGCACGAGTTGTTCTTAAATTTGGACAATTTGTTCTCGGATATTGTATTAACGTAGGCGTAACAAGCGCAATTAATTACCAGCCAATTAACGTACTAGGTACGCTTGCAGTAGTTGAGCATGTTCCCGTTGCTTACACTGTTGAAATGAATGCGTCCGTATCTCGTATTGCAGCTCTTTCTCGTTTGGCAGCAACAGCTACTGAACTTGGTGGAAATGCTGGCGACGACAAGATTCAATCTAGCTCACCTGGAACTCCGGACGTAGCAAACCCACAGTCTCCTAGAATCATGCCTGCATATAATGCAGACGGACAAGAGATTTTGAAATCCGGAGAACTTGAAGCGACAATCGTTGATGTTGTTTCTGGCGATGCAATCATGAAAGTGTTTGGCGTTCGTTGTTCAAACAAATCGGTTGAATTTGCAGCAGGCTCAGCGGTTGCAGAAAACCTTACATTCGTAGCTAAGGTGGCGCAGGAAAAGGGCGTTGACTTAGTGTAACCCTGCCATGTTACTATCCCTCTTAACATTAGAGGGGTAGTCCAATGAAGCTAGAAGATTCAACAGTTATTCAATTCGAATTTAAATCAAGAATGAAGGGTGTTGGCTTATATAAGCAAGCTTTCACTCTTAAGCGTATTACAGATTCACACAGAATCATGTTGCACAAAGTTAAATCAGAATTAACTGGAGGCGTTCAGCCTTTAACGAGAACAGAGGGTGAGTACTTTAACGTGCTTGCACATCTTTCCGTGCTTTGTGAGCCCGTAACTCCACAGGGAAAAGCAAAAGACCCTAACTGGCTGGAGAATATGCATGACCCAGCTTTGAAGATAGAGCTTTTCAAAAAATTGATGGAGTATCAGGATTCGTTTTACGAGGCAGATGATGAAGCCTCAGAAGTTTCCTAAATTTAAAAGAGAAGAAATTCCGTTTGAAATATTCACCGCTCACAATCGTCTCCAAAAAGAGATTGATAAGAGGCAGGAATACGTTCAAGCAATAAAAAAACGCGCAAAAGATAATCTCAATTTAGAGAATGAGTATCTTAGAATTTCGCGTTCAAATAAATTTAAAATCCCACTCAAACCAGATTTCAATGAATACACCCCAGAACAAAAGCTGCTTGAGGCGTGGGAGCAGTTTTATTATGAAAATCCAGACCATTTAGAAATGAAGGGTATTTCTAAGAAGAAAAATGCAGAAACTGGTTTGACTTATTATGAAACTGGAGACCCTGTGATTGACGAGATGGAAAAAGCATTTTCTCGTGGAGAGTTTCCGAACATGTCCTCTCTTCTTCCAGCTAAAGAGGCACCAAGTGCTGGCTCAATGCCTATTTTTGAAACGATTGATGGTAAAAAGGTTTCCGCTCCGATTCACGCAGAAGTTAGAGCGAACTCGAATGTCGATGCTAAGATAGACCATGAAGATTTTACTTCAGACGCTTGGGTAAAGGGCGCTTTAGAAGACGACCCTGTACTCAAGAAACTATCAGAAAGATTTGGAGCAAAAAATGGATGATTTAGTTGGAATAAGTCGGGCGCTAGAAAGAAACAATACACAAGTTCAGATGCTCCAAAGTTCACTCGAAGGCTTGTCTGGAAAATTTGACCGTATCGGTGATTTATTTTCAAAAATGCGCATGCATACAAAAGATGAAATTCAAGAATTAATGACATTTAGAGATGTCTTAAAGCAAGTTGCGGAGGGATTTAAGAAAGCGTTTCCAGGCAAGTTTGATGGAATGGATGATTTTTCCGTTGCGATTGCAGGTCTTGAAGACAAGCTTGAAAATACAGTCGGAACACTTGGAAAAGTTCAAGCTGCAATCAAAAATTTAAATGCAGAAATGGCAAAATCTTCCGCCAATCGTGCGGGGATGGAATCGAAATTAGAAGAAATTTCTGGAAAAAGTGGGAAAAAATCTCAGATTGAGAACCTGCTTTCCGGGAAAATGGATGCAGAAAAGAAGAAAAAACTCCAAGAAGTTTTGGGCATAGAGGGTAAATTTTCCTCGTCTTATATGCGTAGAGCTGGACAGAGCGCGCTTAAGGGGATTGATGCCGATTTAAAAAACACATCTTCATTGAAGTCTGGAATTGAGCTGGAAGAAAAAAGATTAAAAATATTAGAAGAACAGGAAGAAGTCTTAAGAAAACAAAGAAAGACACTAGAAGAAGAAAGAAAAGAAACCGAGAAGATGCTCGGTAAAACGCAAGAGTTGCATAAAGTTGGAAAAACGAGGGCTAAAGAAGATAGAGAAGAGCGTTATCGTAGCGGTGGATTTCAGCGGGCGCTAGGCGTTGCTTCTGATTTAAACCTTCCTGGCGTTTCGCAAGCGGCGATGATTGGAAAATACGCTTCTGCTGGACGGAGTGCGATTGGCGGCATGGTCGAGGGTGGTAGCGCCGGAATGGGCGCGCTTGGACTTGGGCTTGGCGCAATGGCTGGCGCTGGCGTAGTAGCTGGCGGATATACAGCATTACAGGGTTACAAAGCGTATGGCATGGCACAACAGATGGCAGAGCCTCGCATCCAGCTAAATGGACTTGTAGGTAACCGGGGTATTGGGCAAGTTCAAAATCTTTCTACCAGCCGAGAAATGGAAAGACTTGGATACGCAGCTCCAGAGAACCTAGGCGCGATGATTCAGTCAACAAGAGCGTTGGGTGGGCAGGCAGGGCTTAGTCAGCTTGGCGGGCTGTCAAAAACATCGAGGATGTTCGGATTAGACAGAGGTGAAGCAATTGGAATGGCTGGCGGATTGATGCAAGCCGGAGCTACTCCAGATAAAGCGGCAGAAACTTTAAAATCAGTGATGATTGAGGGTGTTCAGGCTGGAATTGATAGGGCGAGAATTACAGGATTCACCGAACAAGTTGTTGGCATTCAAGAAGAAGTCTTAAAGATTTCTGGTCAAAACAAAATATCTGATATTTCAAAAACACTCGGTAGTCTTTTTGCGGCATCTAAATCAAAAGATTTTGCAACGTTTATGCGTGGACCAGAAATGAGTGCGGTTAAATCGCTTGACCATGCAATGAAGTCGGCTGGAAGTGGCGGCGGCGGTATGAGTGCTGGTGCCTTGTATCGGTTTGCACAAAAGCAAACTGGCGGCGGCGGCAAGATGGGTTTTGATGAGAGTTATTACAACACTTCGAAATATCTTCAAGGTGGATTATTCGGCGGTGAAGGTAAGGATGGCGCGCTGGGTAAAATAAAAGGAATTACTTCTCAATTTTTAGATGAATCTGGATACAACCAGGCTGGCACAGCTGAAGACAAGAAAAAGGCAAAGCAAAGAGCTGTATTAAAAATGGGCGATATGGGCATCAACATTTCTCAGGGCGAGAAAATGCTTGAGCTGGTTGAAAACGTTAAGGAAGGAAAAATTTCACAAAAAGATGCGAATAAGAAACTTCAAGAATTAAAAGAAGAAATGAAAGACCCGCTGGTAAGAATGAAGGAGTTGATGGCGTCTTCTGTTAACTTAACCGCAAAGCTTGCAAACGACATCACGCCAGAAATTCTCGCGGTAGAAACAAAAATGTTAGGGCTTCAACAATTAGCGGCAAACGCAATGGGAGTTTCGGCAAAACAAATTGGAGAATTATTTGGCGTCAGGTCAGAAACTCCCGAGCAAAAAGATAAAAGAGAGGCGGCAGAATCCCCTCTGTATGGCGGAAACGCTAAGAGCATGGACGAGTATTACGGCGCGGCTGGTGGCGCGAATCCATCTGAAGCGGCTGGAGCGGATGCTCTAGGTGGATTATTAAAAAAGGGCTTGGATTGGTTAATGTCGGCAAAAGACACAACCCCTAAAAAAGAAGAAACAACATCATCATCTGTGGTGTCCGGAGGGAGTGGAAAAATGACTTCTGAAGACGCTATAAATAATATAAAAATTCTTCACGAAGAATCTAAGAAAACAAATAAATATTTAGAAAGAATTGCTGTTGGAACAGAGGCAAAAAGATATATGCCAAAACAAGGTAACGTACAAACAAGTGTTAGAGGTAAATAATGCCAACGTTTAGTGCATTTAGTGATGTGGCTGGCGCTTTATTGGGCGAACATGGTGCATCGAATGTCTATGAACAACAATCGGCGTGTGTGGTTGCGTTGTATCCAAACGAATCTTTACAAAACGCGACAGAAAAACGTTCTCAGAGAAGAATATTGTACGCTGAAATAATTTCATGTTCTTACGACAAATCCGTTTCTGATATTGGCGGTAGTTTTTCGATAACGCTTCACCCAACAGAACCTTGGGATGAGTCAATTCAGCCAGATGATTTTGTCAGAATATTTATGGGAGACAGAAGTGCGTCTTCTAATAATCAAACAATTTTTAAAAACGTGAAGTTTGCATTTCTAAATGAATTAATTGCTCCATCTAATAAGGCGACTGGAAACTCTTCTTTAGGGAGTTTCATTCAGGTAAGGCTTGCAAATGCTGGAAAATCTGAAGAACTTTTTACAAATGGATTTAGTTTTGGCTCTAAGTCTACTGCGCCATCCAGCGATGTGATTGTGATGGAAAGATTTATTGGGAAGGTTGATAGGGTTGAGTGTAACGAGATAGCTCCGAGCGCGACTAGCGGTTCTCAGACGGTATATACAATTTCCGGAAGAAGTTTAGGTTCAATAGTTCGAGACATCACCCTTCACTATAACACATCACCCTTTACTATAACCAGCATATTCAAGGATTGAATGCGGTAGATACATTCTTTGGTTCTGGGATAACTTTAGATTCCTCTCCGAGTGAATATGTTGAAAGTGTTTTGTCTTTAATTTTAACGATGATTCCGCTTCCACAATGGCAATTACCGGCCACTCTTGTGAGTGAGTATTCAATTTCTATTGCAAAAAATGCGACTAAAATTTCAGCAGCATTAACAAGAATACAGGGCAGGGTTACAGCATCTGCCGCAAACAATAATGTCAGTAAACAGGCTTTATTTAGTTTCAATGCGTTCTTGGCACAAGCTTCTGCTTACCTGCCAACATCTCCACTAACAATTATTTCTTTGGACATGAAAGAAACGTTTGGCAAAATGTTCAATAGAAATTTTATGAGTAACGGAACATTGGACATGAAAGAAACGTTTGGAAAAATGTTCAACAGAAATTTTATGAGTAACGGAACATCTGGCGCTGCCGACGTTATTAAACATATTTCTAATGATTTTATGAATGAGTTCTTTTTTGATTTGTGTCCAAACGGAGATGCTGAAGGCGGAAGGTCGTCGACACAAATTTTAACCCCAACATTTGTGATGAGACAAAGGCCATACGACATAAATTCGGATGTGATGGAGGCTGGATATCTTGCTGACTACATATCGCCATATGCAGACACGCTCGCATTAGGGGAAAGATTGGGACCCACGTCAGATTTTAGTACGCCAACAATTAGTTCGAGTATTCAAAAAAGTTTAATTGATATTTCTTTAAATGGATTTTCGATTGCTGGCGCAACGGATGGAAAATTAACTGTAGATTATGGACATCCGATAGCTGACAACTTTCCATCACCGATTGATAGTCCACAGGTTGTTGAAAAAAACACAGGATTATCTGGACACGAAAGGCATAATCTATTTCTCGTTATTCCAGCTATTTCGACGGGTAGTGCGTTTGGGGCGGACGCAATAAAGGTTGCAATGGCTTCGACGGGTGGAATAAAAATAAACACAGATAGTATTAGAAAATTTGGTTTTAGAGCGATGGAAGTTACAACGGTTTGTAATGAAATAGGAGACACTAAAAATTCTGGAGCTGACTATCTTGATACGGTTAAAAAATTCACTCAATTTATTGCAAATTGGTACATGTTAAATCCTGTTTTTTTGAATGGAAGAATTTCTTCTCGTTTTATTCCGGATGCCAGAATAGGCGTTCCGTGTCTTTATTTTGAAACAAGAATCACAGATAAAAATCCATATCAAAAATGTGAGATGTATTACGTTCAATCCGTTTCTGAATCTTTTACAGTAGGGCAAGTTTTGCTTACAAATATTAGTGTTGTTCGTGGTCTGAGATATACTCTCGCTAAACAGTCTCTTATAAGTGGCGTTGGGCGAGCCTTAACTAACTTCTCTCAATATGTTTAAGGGTTTTTTATGTCTTATGAGTTAACTGACGGAACGATAGTTCAAGACGGTTTAAAGCCTTATCAAAGAACAGCTAGTTTGAATAACGGATTTATTCCCTATCCTGTAAGAGCGGCCGTTAAGTCTGTTTATTATGTTGATGAAGAAGATAATAGAGATGGTGACACGTGTGTATGTGATTTGTATGTCGATTCACTTGGAATAAATCTCTACAAAGTTCCATGGCTTTTAAGTAAAGGTAGTGCTGATAATTATGTCGATATAAGGCCAGAAATGGCAACGGCAAACGTTGATATTGATGGACCAGATTCACTCCTTTTTGATTCCAGCAGACTGAACCCAAAAATATCGAATGGCGATACTGTTCTCGTTTTGTTTATAGACGGTCTCGTAATGCAACCCGTTATCGTTTCTTCTTTTCCACATAGACAATCTGGTTTTGGCGGGGCAAGCCCATCGCCAAGAGATGGTTCTGATTTAGGAACTGGAGCTAAAGTCAGATTTAATGGAACAAATATTGTTATTGATAAGAATGGAAACATTATTATCGAAAATACGGCAACGCTCATTCCAAAAATACCTGGAATAGAATACGACCCGACATCAATTCCTTTGCCAAATAAAAAAATAGATATAAAACTAAAATCCCCAATTTCAATTAACCAAGAAGTTACCTTATTGATGGATAACTCTTTGGGAACTCCGAAATATAAATTCACGGTTAAAAATGAACTAGGAAAAGAACAAAGTGTTGAGTTAGATGGATTAACAAATAAAGTATCTGTTAAAAACGAAACATTAATTGGAACTAACGAATTAACAATGGATGCTGGTGGTATTACCATCAACGCTGTAACTGGAGGATTATCACTATCTTCCGCTGGAAGCATTTCATTCAACGTAACTGGAGATGTTGAGATAAACGCCACTGGAAACGCAAAAGTAAAAGCATTACTTAATGCAACGGTTGAGGCTTTAATTAAAGCTACCGTGAAAGCACCATCAGTAGAGCTAGGGCTAGCGGCGACAGAAGCGATAATAAAAGGTGTTACTTTTCAAACTCTTTTCAACAGTCATTTTCACGGAAGCGCCGTTGGACCAACGTCACCGCCAACAGTTCTTCTTTCTGGAGCTGAACTTTCAACGGTTGTAAAAACAACGTAACTGGAAAATATTTATGCTCGACCCAGAAATTAATTGGAAAACAACTTTTGCGTCTTTGCCGCAATCAGACAATCAATCCGTTGCTGCACAAAATCTTGCAGATGCCGTTGATGGTCTCACCACAAACAAACTGGAAGTTCCGGCAATCACTGGAACGCCGGCATCATTCACTTTCAACAAAAGTGTTTTTAAAAGTCAGATAGAAAGTCTTTCGCCCACCGACGATGCAGACCAGGGCGCAGAAAATTTTGCCACTGCTTGGAAGTCCGCAATTGATGCTTCGACGATGCTTGTAGTAACTGGCGCTTCGGTGGGCATTCCTACTCCAGCTACAACGTTCTCGGTTGTGACATCAACCGTTATAGACCCCGCAAGCAGCTCTTCGGCAAAATCTACGCTCAAGAATGATTTAAAAAACCTACCGCAAGTATCATCAGCTCTTGCTAGTGAGTTTGGTCCAAAGTTCAGACAAGCGTTCTTGAACCTTACAGTGACCGTTACGGGGGTGAACTCTGTAGCGCCAACCCCAGGACCGCTAGTTCTTACTTCCAGTTCAACAGGATAAGTTTTTGCGTTGTCGTATAATCAACGACGTTAAGCTAAAATTGCTTTTAAGAATCTTGGGGGTGGTAAGTGGCTTTTGACGACCTTGGAG